TTTCAATGGAAAAATAGCCATTGTCAATGTTTATAATAGAGTATTAACAGATGCAGAAGTAACGCAAAACTATAACGCATTAAAAGGGAGATTTGAGTAATGGCAACTAATTATGGAACACTTCCTATAGTATCAGAAGGACTCATATGGAGAGTTGATGCTGCTAATAACCCTAAAAATTTAAATGTAAATGGCGCTAATAGTATTGTAGGAAACACTGCTACTGTAGGATTTTCTGGATCATTGCAAGGAGGAATGTCTAGAGTCACAACTCAACCACAATATTGGGAAATGGATGGAGCTGATGATTACATACAATTTGCTGCAAATGGTGCAATTGATGGAAACAATTCATTATCATTATATGGTGAAACGACAGCAACATTTGAATTTTGGATAGCTCCAGATTATAGTGGTGATGATTATCAAAGAATATTAAGTAAATCAAGCGCCGGCGGAGGTGGAGTTGGTGGATATGCACTCCTAGTACGACCATCTAAGCTTTTTTCGTTCTATATAGATAACGGTAGTGGTGTAGCAGTCCTATGTATTGATTATACAACATCTGCAGCTGCCGGATCGTGGATTCATGTAGTAGTAACAAGAAATGGTACTTCATATGTTGCATATGAAAATGGTATAGCAAAAGATACAAATACAGCTACTGCAACATTTGTCGACACCAACGCCGGATTAAGATTAGGCTCATGGAATCATTCAACCGGAAGAGAATATAATGGTAAAATAGCAGTAGCCGCTATATACAATGTAACATTGTCAGGAGACCAAGTTCGTCAGAATTATAACGCATTAAAATCGAGGTTTGAATAATGGCAGTAATAGGTGGACCAGACCCAGCAGTAACAGACGGATTGACATTTACAATTGATGCCGCAAACAAAAGATCATATCCTGGCTCAGGTACCACATGGTTCGATATTGTTGGAAGTAATAATGCAACTCTAACAAATGGACCTACATTTAGTACCGATAATTCAGGTATAATTTCATTTGATGGTTCAAATGATATAGTCACTGTTCCGAATCAACTATTATTTGCCGATCCACAAAATCTTACCGTTGAATATTTTATAAACATATTAGACACAAATGGCGATCAACTTTACGGAATATTTTCTAATAGTAAAAGGCTGTATCATGGTGTTTATAATGGATATTGGGATATTGGTTATGGTGATACCGCATGGAATACATCATCGAATACCAATAAACAAATTCTTGTAGATGGATGGAATCATGTTACATTTACAGTAACAGGTGGTACTGCTAAAATATATATTAATGCAGTTGCTAACACAAGAACAATAACAGATACGTCTGGATTTAATTTTTCTTCCGGTGATCTGTATGGAATAGGTGGATTTATGAATCCTAGTTATAATAACGGTTATAGCGGAGTAAACAAACTAAGTTATTTACGGGTTTACAATAGAGGTTTGACTGCAGCAGAAGTAACACAAAATTATAATGTATTAAAGGATAGATTTCAATAACAACATATTTATAATAAAAAGAAATAAAATGGATTATTCAGACAGAACATATGCCTTCGCAGATTGGGCAGATATAGGCTCGGTAGACTTTGCACAAGTAATGGAAACAAGTGCAGGTACTGTGCGTAAATCAATAGACGAAACCATGTTTATACTAAAATGGTATACGGCATCGCAACCAACATTTATCACAGATAACAGTGTTACATTGCAATGGTCAGGATCACATTCACAATGCTTGCAACAATTAGTAGGACCGAATTGGACACCAACAGGTTCTCAACCATAAACATATTTATATAAAAAAACAAGGAAAAATATAATGTCTTTAATACATTGGAGAAATTTTAGCAGAAGGCCAGAAATTAAAAACTTGCCTATGCAACAACAAAAAAAATTATTTGAAGAAGCAAATAGAAAAGCCACAGAAAACAATTGGTTTTTAGAATATCAATTAGTAGCAGGAGCATCTGGTGCTGCATTTTCTGGAATTGGGGTAGACGGTCCAATTGCAGGAGCAACAGTAATTTCAAGTGTAGGAACCACAACCACAAATGCCAATGGAGAATTTACATTTGCATCTACACCAACTGGTCCTATAACATTGTTAGGAGGTAAAGACTCAATAACCGGAGTAGATTTTGAAGGGGAGTTAGTAGGCTTCCCACAATATAAAACTATATCTCCAATCACAACATTTGCACATTATCTTCAACTAGCTGATGCAGAACAAAGTCCATCGCCGATGACTATTGACGAAGCTGTTACAAAAACTTTTGCAAGTTCTTCTTTTTATTTTGGTGTTGAATTGCCTATAGAAGAAAAAGATGTTGTTCTTCAAAAAGACTTTGTTCGAGAAGCAATTGAAAACAACAACAAAGTAGGAATATCAGCTCAAGCAGTAACAACACAAATTGAAGCAATCACTGAAACGGTTGGAGCAAGTTTAGTAGGATCATCGACACAACAAGATTTTACTAAAAAATATGGAAGTGCTGGTGAAATATCTCAATTTAGACCAGAAAACAGAAAACGAACTGCGTACGCTGCACTAGGCCGAGCTGTTTTAGACAGAGGAAATATAAACGTAGAAAAAGTAGTAGACAAAATTAAATATGTTAATCCAATTACTGGAGACGACAGAAATGATACGATCAGATTTGGTAATTTAAGTAGATTGACTAAACAATTAGCAGAAACAGTTAGAGAAACTACAACATTAGCAGGATCAGAGCAATTTACTAATAATTATCTTACCACAAGAATACAAGCGCTTAACAGAGCTCAAAAGACTACTATTAAAAGTGAAGCTGCTGTAGCTGTAGCCGGAGGTTCGGATTTTTCTAAAATACAATCAATATCTACATCATCGGCTATTTTTAATGGGTTATCTAGAATTGAAACAGATAAGGCCAATGAAACTACACCACAACTAGACAAAGTAACCACATGGACAGTCCAGGCTGGACCATTTACTCAACAACGAATTAACAAATTTGGAGATATATCACAAAAGACTCTTACATTCAAATCCATAGATAAACAATATTATTTTGCTGGTGACGTTGTAGACAATCCAATGTTATTAAAATTGGATAATGAAACTGGTGTTTATAGCACAGCTAATTTTGATGCCGCAGCTAGCCAAAACGAATCTCCAGAAACTGATCAGCAAATATTTCCAAAGACTCCATTAACACATAGTTTACAAAATACAAATGATACTACTGGGGCTGTTACAACACAAACTACACTGTTTAGACCATTTATTACTGCATTTGACCAAGACGAAGACGGCCCAGTTGTTAGTCAAGTAGGATTACGTTTATCAAGTTTAACCACCGCAGTTGTGCAACCTAAAAACACAGTAGATCATTTAACGTCAACGGCCGGTACATATGCTGGTACTTATAAGGGAGTAGGCTCAGATGAAGCCCTTAAGGTATTTAGTATGACAGCTGAACATATAAGTAAAGAAGATGCAAGGATTAGATTAACTATTACCTTGACCAAAGGCTCAGAGCCAGCATTCACTTTAGTACCTACAAAAGAAACTGGAATTTTTGAATTAAATCAAGGAGAAGCAGGAGCTGTAGCCACAAGTCTTAGTTTCGTAAGTGACAGGCTACTTGTAAATTTTAAAGATAGTAAAGGCAGCCCTCAAGAATTATTTATTAAATTTACTAAAGTAACTCATCTAGCTAGCAGTGGTTTATATAGTATAAGTAGACCAGGCGTTGCATCCCAAAACATGGATAACAATTCTGGTAATCCTCGTTATTTAAAAACAAGTTATGATAGTATAGGAATTACAATTCAACAAACAACGTTATCAAATGACGGAACATTCACAGTAAGCATCGAAGGCAAATCTATAGGAACTAATTTTAGATTTACAGACAATGTTCTTTCTTTTAGACATAGCACCGGCGGACTCGCTGTCAACACATACACAGTAAGATATACCACTTAATAATTTGGATAATACAAAATAAATTTATATAATATAAAGAAAGGTTATAAATATGGCAACTAGAAAACTGGACAAAGAACATTTAGAACAAATTCAAACTCTGCAACAGAGTTATGCAGAAAATGCAAATCTATTAGGAAATTTGTCAATTGAAAAACATTCATTAAACAAACGTTTAGAAGAAATTAGTGAAACATATCATGAACAATTGATTAAATTTGAAACTATTCGTATGAATGAACAAGAGTTAATGGATCAACTTACAGAGCGTTACGGAGACGGCTCAATTAATATTGCAGACGGCACATTTACTGAATCATAGGTTTGACACATCTTATCCATATTTATAAGAAAATAATTATAGGAAAAATATCATGGCAGAAAGAATTGTATCGCCTGGCGTATTTACGAATGAAGTAGATCAATCGTTTTTAGCTGGCGGAGTAGCACAAATAGGTGCTGCAATAGTAGGACCAACAGTAAAAGGCCCTGCACTAGTACCAACCCAAATCACATCATATGGAGATTTCGAACAGATATTCGGATCTTATTCTGATGAATCATATGTACCATTTGTAGTCAATGACTATTTAAGAAACGGAAACGTAATAACAGTAACTCGTCTTTTATATGAAGATGGGTATAAACTTGAAAATGGAGCATTAGGAGTAGTTGCAAAATCTGGATCTGGTGCTGGTGCTGTAGAAACAGTAACCCATGTACTTCATCCTACTCAAGCAGTATTAGGAGATAATGGTGTAAATTCTTCTTACTTTGCACCATCTGTTATTACTAATATAGAATCTGGATCATTTGAAATTAAAGTATCTGGATCATTTACTACGGACGTAACCGTACCTGGATTTAGTGGAGCATTTATAGCCGGCAACGGAGCTGCTGTTACAGCTTCAATTGTGTCGACAGACAATACATATATAACTAAATTATTTGGAAATTCTCCTAAATCTGTAGATTATCCTGTATACGTACAATATGAAAATAAAAATGCATCTACATTGTTTGCTAATATGGCCGACGTAACTATTTCCATAGAACAAGTAACTGGGTCAAATTATTCATTTTTACAAGACTTTCAAACAGCAGCAACACCTTTTGTAACTTCACAAAAAATTGGAAGCACTGTTAAAAATCTATTTAAATTTCACACGTTATCACATGGTACCTCAGTTAATTCTGAAGTTAAAATTGGTATTCGTGATATTAGGCCAGCAAGTGAAGTTTCTGATCCAAATGGATATGGAACATTTACAGTAGAAGTAAGGCGTGTTAATACAACTAATATATTTAATACTCCATATTCATCAGAAGACACAGATCGTTCTCCAGATACAGTAGAATCATTTACTAACTTAAATTTAGATCCTGACTCTCCTAGATATATTTCTAGAGTGATTGGTGATAGGTACCGAACCGTAACTGATTCAGGAGACGTTGTAGTCAATGGCGATTATCCTAATTTATCTAAATTTATTAGAGTAGAAGTTGATCCTAGTGTTTCTGAAAAAACAAATAACGAAACACTGATACCGTTTGGATATCGAGCATTAACGTCTCCGGTACCAATGTATAGTGGGTCGCTTAATCTAACTGCTGTGTCAAATAGAACATCACAAGTTCAAACTACATATAACAGTAAAAATTATTTTGGATTTAATTTTGACAATTTAAATAACCTAAATTATTTAGCTCCAACCCCTACTGCGTTTTCAACAACTGGTAGTAATTCTGACTTTTATCTTGGTGATGTTAGTCAAGATGCAGACGCAGCATTCCCATCTTTAACGAGTGCTTATAGTGGATCATTAAATGATTCTTTAGTTGCTGGTACATTTACTTCTAATGTTTCAATTAATACTAGAAAATTTATAATGCCATTACAAGGTGGCTTTGACGGTGCTCGTCCTAACTTACCTAAATTGTCTGGAACTAACTTAAAATCAACGAATGCGTTTGGATTTGATTGTAGTGGAACAGCAACTGCGGGAACAAAGGCATATAATAAAGCGTTTACGGTATTAAGCAACACAGATTATTATGATATGAACATGTTGATTACACCTGGTGTAGTTGATAGCCTTCATCCATTAGTAACTAGTGCAGCTAGAAACTTAGTAGAAGAACGACAAGATGCATTTTATGTTATGGATAGTAATGCATTAACAGACAATATTGCAACCGTTGTACAACAAGTAACAAACATTGATAGCAATTATGCAGCAACATATTATCCATGGGTAAGAATTGTAGATCCAGCAAAAAACAAACCAATATTTGTTCCACCATCTGTAGTCGTCCCTGGAGTGTTAGCATTTAATGATGCAGTTACCGCACCATGGTATGCACCTGCAGGATTAAACAGAGGAGGCTTAACGCCAGCAGTAGGTACATATAAAAATTTAACTCAAGCAAACAGAGATGAATTGTATGAAAACCGTGTTAATCCTATAGCAAACTTCCCTAATGAGGGTATATGTATTTGGGGGCAAAAGACTTTACAATCTCGTCCAAGTGCATTAGACCGTGTCAATGTGCGTCGTTTGCTTATCGAAGTCAAGAAGTTTATTGCATCATCTACGAAATATTTAGTATTCGAGCAAAACACTTCAGCAACCAGAACAAGATTCTTGAGTATTGCAAATCCTTATTTAGAACAAGTAAGAGCACAACAAGGATTATCAGCATTCCGAGTAGTAATGGATGAAAGTAACAATACACCAGATGTAATAGATAGAAATATCTTATACGGCCAAATATTTTTACAACCAACCAGAACGGCAGAATTTATAGTCCTAGACTTTAATATTCAACCAACGGGTGCAGCATTTCCTGAATAGTATTAAATAAATAAAGAAAAAGGTAAGATTTCGGTCTTGCCTTTTTTACTGTCCGATATATTTATATTAAAATAACAAGGAAATATATGGCTTTAGAAGATAGAATAAATACCGCCAACCCCGGAACAGATTTTGCTGATTATGGTTTAGACAATAACTATTGGCAAAATGCATATTCATGGGAACCAAGAAAACAACATCAGTTTATTATGGAGGTGGAAGGAATTCCTTCATACTTAATTAAATCATCTGCTAAACCTAGTTTAGAGAACGGAGAAGTTACTTTAGATCACATGAACGTTCAAAGATACGTTAAAGGAAAATCTAAATGGAGTTCAATATCTGTAAATTTATATGATCCTATAGTACCAAGTGGGGCACAAGCAGTAATGGATTGGATGCGATTGCATCATGAATCTGCAACGGGACGAAACGGATATTCTTCTATGTACAAAAAAGAAATTACATTGACTCAACTTTCTCCATTAGGTGAGAAAGTAGAAGAATGGATTTTAAAAGGCGCTTATATTCAAAGCAGTAATTTTGGTGCATATGATTGGTCAAGTGAAGATGTTGTAATGATTGAAATGACACTTAGATTTGATTGGGCATTCTTAAACTTCTAATAAAATATTAAACTATACAATTAAGGTAGGGTAACACCCTACTTTTTTTGTGAACTCATATTTATAATAAAGTTATAATAAGGACATATATGAGTAAAGTTACTGATCGTTTAGACAACAAACAAATTGTTGAATTAGCAAAAAAACAATACGAACAACAAAAACGAACCAATAAATTTCCAGCAAACATAGTAAAATTTCCAAGCGCCGGAAAAGTATATTCAGAATCATCTGTATTACGAAGTGGAGAATTAGAAATGCGTCATATGACTGCATATGATGAAGACATATTAACTAATTCTACTTACATTAATAGTGGTGTAGTTTTTGATAAATTATTAGAATCATTAGTTATTACACCAGGATTTGATGTTTCAGAACTAATATATGCAGACAAAGAATCTTTAATAATTTCGGCAAGAATTTTAGGGTATGGTAATGATTA